AGCAACGGCACGTATGAGGTGTTGGTTCACTGGGGTTTAGAAGAGACGCAAGTGCTGCGCAACCTTGGCGTTAAGGATGTGCCCTCGCCCATCACACGGCGCTACAACTGGCCCGGCAAGTACAAGCCGATGGCGCACCAGATACAGACAGCGGACTTCCTTACGCTGCACCGCAAGGCGTTTGTGTTCAGCGAACCCGGCACAGGCAAGACGCTGAGCGCTTTGTGGGCCGCAGACTACCTGATGAACATCAAGCATGTTCGCCGCGTGTTAATTCTGTGCCCGCTGTCCATCATGCACAGCGCGTGGTTGGGCGACTTGAGCAACAGCGTCATCCACCGGTCGGCGGTGGTGGCCCACCACACGCAGTCGTCGCGGCGTATCGAGATGGTGCAAGAGGACTACGAGTTTGTCATCGCCAACTATGACGGGCTGAACCTGATTGCCAACGAAATCATCAACGATGGGCGCTTTGACTTGGTGATTGTGGACGAGGCCAACGCCTACAAGACCCCGACAACCAACCGCTGGAAATCCCTCAAAGCCATTCTCAAGCCGGAGACTAGGCTGTGGATGATGACCGGCACGCCTGCATCGCAGTCGCCCGTGGATGCGTACGGTCTGGCCAAGCTGGTTAACCCCAACGGTGTGCCTAATTTTTATACAGCGTGGCGGGACAAGGTGATGCTCAAGGCCACCATGTTCAAGTGGGTTCCCAAGCCGGAGTCCAAGGCGCTGGTGCTGGAGGCGTTGCAGCCCGCCATACGATTCACAAAGGAGCAGTGCCTAGACCTACCGCCAGTGATGACGATGACGCGCACCGTGGCCCTAACACCGCAGCAAATCAAGTACTACAACGCACTCAAAGACCGGCTCATGGTGGAGGCAGCGGGTGAGACCATCACGGCAGTCAACGCGGCAGCAGGGGTCAGCAAGCTGTTGCAAATCAGTTGTGGCGCTGTATATACAGACGACAAAGACGTTGTGGAGTTCGACGCTACCCCGCGCCTGAACGAGCTGAACGCCATACTGGATGAGACCGACCGCAAGGTGCTGGTGTTTGCCCTGTTCCGCAGCAGCATCGACACCATCCACACGCACCTGACCAAGCACAGCATCAGCGCTGAGTGCATTCATGGTGGGGTTTCCCCTACCAAGCGGGCTGATATTATTCGCCGCTTCCAACACGAGCACAGCCCCCGCGTCCTTGTCATGCAGCCCCAAGCCACCGCCCACGGGATTACCCTAACTGCCGCCGACACGGTGGTGTTCTTCGGGCCGTTGATGAGCGTTGAGCAGTACATCCAATGTATTGCGCGGGCTGACCGCAAGGGGCAGAACGCTGACAAGGTGTCGGTCTACCACATCGAGAGCAGCCCGATTGAGAAGAAAATGTTCAGTGCGTTGGTCTCAAAGGTCGATGACAACTTCCTTTTGACCGACATGTTTAAAACCGAAATTAGCAATTAAGAAAGGAGTTGCAGACGTTAAAAAATCGTGTACACTTGTCAAACACTAGACACAACAACAGGAGAAGTAAATGAGTGAAGAGCCTATCCCCATTGATAAGCTGACGAAGATTTACCGCAAAATCAAAGCGGAAATCGAGCAACTGACCAAAGAGTACGACACGCGAGTGGAAGAACTCAAGGCATCGCAAGACGAAGTTAAGTTTGCGATTAAAGACCATATGAAAGCCCTTGGCGTTTCGTATGTAAAAACTGAGTTTGGCACTGTCTCAATGGCAAGCAAGACGCGGTACTCCACCCAAGATTGGGACTCGTTCAAGACGTTCATTGTCGAGCACGATGTCGTGGACTTGTTGGAGAAGCGTATTGCCCAACTGAACATGGCCAAATTTTTAGAAGACAACCCCGGTGTTGTTCCCCCCGGTCTCAACGCTATTAGCGAATTTGAGATTCGTATTACCAAACCACGTTAAGAGAGAACCCATGAGCAACCTTGCTACATTCAACCCATCCAAAGTCCCCGCCTTTGCACGCAACAACGCACTGTCGGATACCGCCCGCGCACTAGCCGGTAGCGATTCCGTTGGCGGCGGTAAACGCATCTCCATCAAGGGCGGTGTGTTCCGGCTGCTGAGCGAAGGCAAAGAAGTCGCCAGCATTGAAGAACGCCACTTGGACGTCATCATCGTCAAGGCAGCGCCGAAGGTGAGCCGCCAGTACTACTCTGCCAAATACGACCCGGATGCTGCTGCCGCCGCACCGGACTGCACCTCGGCTGATGGTGAGACCCCAGATGCCAACGCAAAGAACCGCCAGTCGGAGAGCTGCGCTACCTGCCCACAGAACGTGGCAGGGTCAGGCCAAGGTAACAGCCGTGCTTGCCGCTATCAGCACAAGCTGGCCGTGGTGTTGGAGAGCGACGCCGAAGGCGATGTGATGCAGCTCATCCTGCCCGCAGGCTCTATCTTTGGCAAGGCTGAAGGGGACAAGCGCCCACTGCAAGCGTACGCCCGCTATCTGGCTTCGCAGAACCCGCCCATCAACCCCGAGCAGATTGTGACCCGCATGAAGTTCGACACGAGCCAAGAGTCCCCCACGCTGGTGTTCCAACCCGCCCGCTGGTTGACCGATGACGAGTACGAAGTCTCCATGAGCCAAGGCAAGACTGCCGATGCCGAGCGTGCTGTTGGCGCAAGCGCCGCTGCTACCGATGGTGTTGCCCCCATCAAGCTGGCCGGTGCACCGCCTGCCAAGGTCAAGGCCGCAGCGGTTGAGGAAGAGGAAGCCCCTGCACCCAAACCTACCCGCGCCAAAGCCAAGCCCAAGGCTGAAGTGGTGGAGGAGGATGAGTCCGAGCCGGAAGTGCGCAAGGCTGCACCCGCGCAGTCTGCTGTGCCGGTCAAGTCCAGCAAGCTGGCCAGCATCGTGTCTGATTGGGACGACGAGTAATTTCAGGGGGGAAAGCGGATGCTTTGCTCAGGGTTTGCATCCCATCAACCGCTCAGTGAAGTTGAGAACAGCATGTGAAGTGTAGCGAGTACCCCCACCTATAACTATGGCTTATTCACCAAAAATTAAGGAGCTTGTGGCTTCGTCCCCCAAGACACTGGGCAACCAGCTTGGGCGGTGGGCAATCCACTTGAACTTCCCTGTTGCGAAGATTGCGTACGCGCTGGGCGTGACGCGTCAGACTGTCTACAACTGGTTTGAGGGGCGGGACATTTTCCCTGCTTACCAGAACCGTGTTGAATTTCTTTTATCAATTATGCGGTCGTCGAAAACGGCAGACCAAGCGTGGAGAACAATATGCAAAGAGTACAACTTGAAGCCCTAAAACCCAGCATGCTGAGCGACGAAGAGTTTGCCAAATATGTCACGCTGCATACGCCGGAGCAGTTGCCCATGTCGTGGGTGGCCGAGTTGGTTGAGCGCTTCATTGCAAAGCTGAAGACTGTTGACGCACTGGAGAGCGCTGTCGCTGCGCTGGAAGAAGAACTCCTCGACACCGCCGAATAACCCAACCCAAGGATTTCTATGGACGCGCTTGCTTTCATGGCGGCAGTCCTGCCACCTCCGGGTAATGGGCGTTACTGCGTGGTAGAGCTGACAAACAAAAAAGAACACGTATTCGTAAAGGAGATTGAAGACACAGAACCGACACTTGCACGTTGGCGTAAACAGAATTGCGACATCTACTTTGCGCTGGGTACATTCGGCGGCGAGGACAAGCGCGTTGCTACCAACAGCCAGATGGTCAAGTGCATTGCGATTGACGTTGACTGCAACCACCCACGCGACATACCGGATGAGAACGGCGTAGTCACGCCCAAGGCGTACCCCGCTGCGCGAGTGGCGGCACAGGCCATACTGGACTTCTGTCAGGCAACAGGTCTGGCGGGGCTCGGTGAGCCGTGGATGGTGGCATCAGGCGGTGGTGTGCATGCGTACTGGCCCTTGACTGAGGCGGTCAGCATTGCCGACTGGAAGCCGGTAGCTGAAGGCTTCAAGCGCTTGTGTGTCCTGCACAAGCTGCATATCGACATGACGGTGACTGCGGATGCCTCACGGGTGCTGCGGGTTCCCGATACGGTGAACAACGGGGTCAAGGGCAAGAAGCGTGTGCGTGAGCGCACCAACGTCAGGTTCATGCACGAGGGTAGCTTGTTCGACATTGAGGACATCAGCGCCTTGGTCAACAAGGGCTTGGCCGGTACAGCGCTGGAGGTCAAGGCTCCCAAGCCGTCCAACACCCTGACACTACCCGGCGTACGCCCAACGGCAAGCGTAGCGGCGCAGCCCATCACGCTGTACCCCAACAGCAGCACCAAGTTTGGCAACATCTTCAAGGCAACCAAAAAGGGCAACGGCTGCGGGCAACTTGCGCACTACGTCGAGAACGCTGACCAAGACGGCATGGAGCCGCTGTGGCGCGGGCTGTTGAGCATTGCCCAGAAGTGTGACGACGGGGACAGGGCATCCGCATGGCTGAGCGGGCTGCACCCCTACAGTGAAGAGCGGATGCAGAACAAGCTGGCTGAAATTAAAGGGCCGTACCCCTGCATCAAGTTTGACTCAGAGAACCCCGGCGTGTGCACATCGTGCAAGCATTGGGGCAAGATAACCAACCCGCTGGCCCTTGGGCGGGAGTACAGCACCGAGACAGCGGTCAAAGAGATTGAGGTGGTCATCCCCCACGCCTCAACAGACCCCCGCAAGATTCTGCGGCCCGAAGCACCCCGTGGCTATGCCTATGGTCGGGATGGGGGAGTATTCATTGAGAAGGACGACGAAGACGCAGAAGGCAACAAGATTAAGCGCCAGATATTGCTGGTTCCCTACGACTTGTTCCCGTTGGATATTTTGAACAGCAACGGCGAACACACCATCCACATGCTGGCGCTGCGCCCCGAGGGTACGCAGACCGTCACGCTGCCACAGAAATCGGTAGTGAGTAAGGACGACACCCTCAAGAGCCTTGCCCAGCAGAACATACTTGCGTCATTCGGCGCAGGCAACGACAAGAACCTGTTTGATTACATACGAGCGAGTGTAGAAAAAATGAGTACTGAGAAGCAACCCGTCAAAGTCCCCGGCAACACCGGCTGGCAACCCGACGACACGTTTGTGTACGGCGGCAAGATTTACTCCACGGCTGAGCCGCTGGCCGTCCCGATGCTAGGTATGGAGAACATCGTCAACAACACCCAGTCCAAGGGCACGCTGGACGGCTGGAAGAACGTCATCAACTTGTTCATCCGCAAGAAGATGTACGACCACTTGGCCATCATTCTGTTCAGCGCTGGCGCTCCGCTGATGCGCTTCACCGGCATCTACGGGCTGACCATTCACTGCGGCTCAACCGAGTCCGGCACGGGCAAGTCGCTGGCGCTTGAGGGCGCGGCATCTATCTGGGGGCATCCGGTGCACTACCGCACAGGCAAGAGCACATCTCCGGTCGCCATGCAGCAGCGCTTGGGATTGCTCAACAGCATGCCCCTGATTACGGACGAGATTACCAGCAAGAACCGAGCGTCTCCTGAGTGGTTCTCCGAGTTCCTACTGGACATGACCGAGGGGCGCGGCAAGGAGCGCATGGAGTCCGGGGCCAACAAGGAGCGGCTGAACCTGTCCACATGGATGTCGATGGCATTGATGTCATCCAACACCCACGTTGTTGACACGCTGACCGGTGCACGCAAGCATGCTGCCGAAGGTGAGTTGCGCCGCCTGCTGGACTTTGTGCTGGACGCGGAGCTGTCTTGGGAGCCGCACGAGGTGGAGATTATCAAGAGCTTGGGCCAGAACTACGGCGTGGTGGGGGAGCTGTATGCGGACTACCTTGCCAAGCATGTATCCGAGATGACCACGTTTGTGCCTGAAGTGGTGGCCAATACCTACAAGGACTTCAACGCCACCAACGACGAGCGCTTTTGGATGGCAGGGATTGGGGCGGCAATGTCCGCAGGACTGGCGCTGGGGCGTAACCACGCTGGCATTGTTGACTTCCCCCTGCCTGAGATTTTGGACGCGTACAAGCGTTGCGTAGAGTACATGCGCAGCAACATCCACACCAATACCCGCACCGCCGAGGACGTGCTGAACGCCTATACCCGCGAGAACTACGGGCACTTTGTGGTGGTCAATTTCGGGGCTGCTGGCGGTGTGCTGGCGCAGATGGGTGATGGCGCTGTGATTGACAAGAGCACCACGCGCTCCCATGTCATGGGCCGTATTGAGAACGGCGTAACGGCGGGGTACGTTGACTACTACGTGGATGAGCGGCAGATGAAAGCGTTCTGCGCCACCATGAGCTTTGGCTACGCCGACTTCAAGAAGCAGATGGAGAAGCAGTTTGCGGTGACGTACATGCCCAAGAAAGATTTGATGGGGCGCACCAACGGCCCGCACATGCGTGTGGCGGTGATGAAGATTTCTCGGCGGGTGGATGAAGAAACTGCTTTACAAATACCCGTGGCAGAAGATTGAGCGGGGGCAGGGGTTCTTCATCCCCTGCTTGGACGTTGTAGCTGTCAAAGAAGCGGGTCTACAAGCAGCCCTGCGGCATCGGTACTTCGGAGCTAAGGCCGAGGTCGGTATTCGCAAAGGGCTGCTTGGGGTCTGGTTCTATCGCCCCGACTAAGACTCCAGTTCCTTGATGCGCTGTTCAAACTTTGATGCCAAGTCCTGCTTGCGCTTTTCAAGTTCGTCGATACGCTTGCGTTTCTCGTCGCCGGGCATATTCGCACCGCGAATCCGTTCTTCCGTTGCTCGGATATTGCCCATCAGCTTCTGATACTGCAAGGCCATAGGCGCAACGCGAAGCTCGGTACGGTGGGTTTCCACAAAGTCTTTTGCATCTGCGACCCGGCCTTCCCGTTTCATGGCATCAAAGTCGCGCTTGTACTGCATCGCTTCATCAGCCAGTTTGTACATGACGTCCGCGTCAGCACCGCCGTACTTTTTCTGAAACGCGTTGCCAATGAACGACATCTCCGACAAGTTTTTGGGCACAGGCTCTACTTCGCCGTTGTTGAACAGCCCATTGGTCGCAGCCAGCACGGCAAGGGGAATCTGCCCAAAGTAGCCCGACACAATGCGCTCAATCTGAATGGGCGACAAAATGGGCGCAAACTTGCTCATAGCCTTGGCCAGCTCGGTGGTGTTGGCGTTGTAGCGCTCCTCCACGCTCTTGCCTTGCAGCCGCTTGGACTCCAGCTCGTTGCCGGTATTGAAGTCCTTGTTTGTCCAGACTTCCGCAAACGGTTTGATGACCTGCGGCACGCCCATAGAAGACGAACCGGGGATAGCGCCTACAAACATATCCCGAAGCGCTCTGGCTTGTTGCGCTCCATCCGTCTGCCCTGCCATAGCGTCTGCTGCGGCTGCGCCCATTGAGAAAAACCAACCAAACTCGTACGGGATTGGCAGCTTCAACGGCTCGTCAACTCCGGGAAGGTGCACCATGAAGTTGCTGTACCGGTCTTTGGGCTTGGCGTTCTTGTAGTAGTCGTCGTCCTGCATCGCCATCGCGTATGCAATACCACTTGCGGCCAGCAGCGCGGCGTTGTTGTAAAACTTCCGGCGTATCTGCAACGCTTCGTTGTACGGCATTTGCCCGGTGGCTGCTTTGTACAGGACGTTCAAACCTTGAATCTGCGAGTTAAAGAACGGAATCATCCGGCTCATGTACTGCACGGTGGGAGACAACCCACGCTTGTGGAAGTTCATGGACTCCATCGTGGCAAAGTCAGCCTCGACTTCAGACAGGCCCTTCTTGATGGCGTTGTCGTACACCAACGCCCGGGTGGCAGCATCCGCATTCATTGCGTATTTATCCGCTGCACGGAAAAACTTTTCAAACGCGTTGAAATCTTTGCCGCTTGCCAGTTGCATTGCAAACTTGGAGATGTCGTCTGCATCGCCGGTAAAGATTCCGCTCTGTATCAAGCCCTTTTTAATCAGCTCCGCCGCAGTTGCGCTTTGCCCTGCGTTCATCTTCAAAAACTCTTTGTTGGCCTTGTAAATGGCGGTCAGCATGCTGTAGTCCAACCCGGAGGTGGCTGTCGCAGCCATAGGGTCGCGGAACAACTGGCGCATGATGTACATGGGGGTACGCGTAACGCCCGCACGCAGCAAGTCCCCGGCAATGCCGCCCCACTTCAAAAATCCCGGCAGCGTCAAAGGTGCACCCTCAAGGCTGCGAACAAGCATTTCTGCGGGGATGCCCTCGGCTACCGTCCCGTTGGTCTGTACTCGAACATGGCGCTCACCCGTGTCCTTGGGGTCGTTGGGGTCAGGCTCTTGGTTGAACCGGATAATGCTGGCGTCTGATGCCACGCCGTAGTTTTTGCGAACCTGCATGGTGTCCGTGGCCTTGCCAATTTCCTGTAAGGCATACGCTACATTGCGCGTTGCCAAGTTGGTCATGGCTTTGTTCACCAACAGCGCTGTATTACGCGGGATGGACTCGTTAATTGGAAGTATCTTGGCTTCACCGCCCTTGAGCGCTGCCAGTTGCGGTTGATGGCGGATGTCGCCAATTGTCAAGGTCTTCTCACCGCCAAACACTAGCTCGGCTATGCCATTTTCTTTGACCCGGTAGTACGGAACGTAATCGCCTTCACGCAGGAAGTCCCGCGCTTCGGCTTTAGTAATAGCTCCGGTCTCAGCCAAGAACTCAATCATGCCCTTGTTGTAGGCGTTGTACCGCTCACGCGTGTTTTCAAGCGCGGCTTTGAGTTGGGGGTCGGCGTTAGCCGCAGCCATTGCAGCGTCCACCCGGTCTTGGGTAATTCCCAAAGCACCGAGGTCTAGTTTGGCCAGCCCTTTGTTGGCAGCGCGTTGGGCAACCATGTACATGGTCGCTATTTCCATCTTGGCCGCTTCGTTGCCGTACTTGTCAGGGATACCGCCTACAGCATCAAACACTTCCCGAGCGCTGTTTTTTCCGGTGGTGCGAATACCTTTGAGCCCTTTTGAATCAACGTACATCTCAAGCGGCCCATCGCTCAAAGCAGCCAAGGTTAACGGCATTTTTTGGTCAGCTTTGGTGTAGCTGTACATGGCCTGCTGGAACAAACGCGAGTCGCCAAAGTGTTTGGCTCCGGCCTCCATAACCTTGCGCAATGCCGCCCGCATATCGGTCGTTTGCATTTCAAACTCAAGCCCGTGGTTAGAGCCGCTCAGCATGCTCTGCCACCAGCCCTTCTTCCGCGCCACGGTGTCTTGCGCCAGTTGGGACAGCGCGTTGTCTTCGCCGTACTTAGCTGCGCGGGAGAACAATAAGTCCCCAACTTCTGGCAATTCGTTTTCTGCAATCTCCCCGTTTTCTTTTTTGGGGAGCTTATCTATCATGCTGATAAGCTGCGAACGCACATCAAGGATTGCGCCTTGCAATCCTTCAATTGCATTGGGCTTGCTTGAAAGCAAATCCATCAGGCTTTCTTCAAAATCGCCGTTGCCGTAGTCCCGCCAGTGTAGGTGCGAGTACAAACTGTCCCCAGTTGTATCCGAGTCTTGGTCGTATAGCGCTTCTGCAAAAATAGGATTATCAATACTAAACGAGTAGTTCTCTAGCATTTCGCGTAAAGCAGGAGTTTTAGCCATTCCCCTTACTACATTAAACCAAGAATCGGCTGCATCCAGTGTGGCGTTAAACAGGTCTGCTTTTGCGCTAAGAGACAACCCTGCTTTTATCGGAGGTAGTTTCATCCCGCCAACTGCTGCTACCGCACCGCGTAAAAACGTGCGTCGGCTCATCCCCGTGGGCGCAGGTCGCATCTCCATTTGCGCTGCACCAAATGCCATGTCAATAAGTCCTTGAGCGTCCAACGACTCTGGAGACATTCCAAATCTTGTTAACAGTTTGCGGAATCCGTTAGCAATCCGACTTAACCATGCGCCCAGCACCCCTTTTGATTCTGATGGCTTGATACCTGCTTTTACCGCTTCTTCAATTGCATAGGCCAGAGTTTCGTCGGATATGTGCCGTGATTCCGTTTCTGCGGCTTCTACTCGAGCCAATGCTGCTTTGGCAACACGAGACTCTATAGACCCATCATTTTTCTTAGCCCAGTTTTGGATTGCGTTAACCAACGCGTCGTATTGCGGTTTGCCCAATATGTTTTTAAGCCCAACGTGCGCACCCACTTCGTGCAGCAATACCCCCAGCGCTTGCCCCTTATCAATATTCTCCGCAATCAGAAACGCCTTGTTGCCTGCGGTGTCCACAAACCCACGAGCATTTTTGGGGATAAGCCCTCTGTATTGCGGATTTGCTTTTATCAAGTCCGCTACAGACCCATAAATTTTTACGCGTGAAAGACTTGAGAAGTGTTTCTTCAGTTCGGCTACGACGGTATCGACCGTGCTTGGGTTTGCAGTTGGGCCGCGTGAAAAACGAACATCGCCAACTTCCCCTACACCGGAAACAATATCCATTACTTCTTGCGTGGCTACGTCGGATGCAGCTTTACCCTTTCTGGCTTCAGCAGCTTTGGCTTTCTTTTCTTCTTTTATTTCTGCTGCGCTAAGCGTGCCAAGGTCTTCAAGCACGCCTGCTTGTTCTCTGGCAAACATCATGCTTCGTTGAAACTCTGCCAAATCCGTATTGGCTTTGTTTAGCACATCCACATTGAATGTGGTGCGGCGACCGGCCTTGTAGTCCGCTTGCGCTTGTTTTAAATTGTCCACCTTCTGCTGCGCATTTGCAACTTGGGTTGTCACCGTTTGCAAGCGGTCAAACGCAGCGCGTTGCAAAGCTTGTTGCTGCGCAAGCGTGGCGGCTTTCACTTCTTTCTTGGTCAGCGGTTTTGTTGCCGCAAGCCGCTCGGCGGCAAACTTGTTTGCGTCCGCCACAGCTTCTTCCGCTGACGGCATTTTGTTCACCGGCGCTTCGGTGGGCCGTTTCTTTGTGATGCCGGGAAGGGCGCGGCTTTCTGCGGAACCTGTACGCATCTTGGAAGGCGCAGCCGTCTGCGACGAAACCAACTGTGTTGTACGGCTACGAATGAGTCTGATGTCTCCAGCCAAAGCATCACGAGCGGCTTTCAACCGAGCTTCGGTATCCGCCACTTTAGCTTTGTCTCCAGCAGCCTTGGCTACTGCCAGTGTGTTGGTCAAGGCGTTGACGCGTTGACGAGCGCTCACAACCGTTTCCGCAAAAGCATTGCGGGCATTTATTAGTGCCCGAGCTGCAAGAGCTACGGCTTTCTTGTCATTTTCTTTTTTGGCTTCTTCCAACGCCGCAGTAGCATTGTTGACGGCTTCTTTTCTCATTGCATAAAGCGCGGCTTTTTCTTCAGCCATACCCACTTCGTCTGCTTCAAACGGTGTAGGGGGTGCGACCGTGCGGGTAACTTCTTCCCCGCGTGCACCGGTACTAATTGGCTTAGCCGCAGCTTCTTTGACGGCCAGTTCTTTCTCCAGCGCATCCTGCTTAACAACCAGCTCAGCTTGTTTTTTCAAAAACCCTTCAATCCCAACAAACGCCGGTTTTGTGAACGGACTTCCCTTTGGGCCGTACATAGTAAGCGTTTCGCTTTTTGCAACGGCGGGTTTTTTCTTGGATTTTTCAAACGCAGTCAGTTCCGCGTTGATTGCATCAAACTCTTTCTTTAAGGCCAACGCACGCACCGCATCACCAGCAAGCTGGCTGTCTTTCAACATGGTGGCTACGCCTTGCAACTGAACTCGTTTTAATTGGGCTTCCGGTTCAGTCGTTATTGGCTTTGGTTTTTTGGCATCAACGGCCTCTTGCTTATCCAGTTCTTCTTTAGACGGCGCTTTTTTAAGGTAGCTAATTGACTTGGCTTTGGCCGCGTTAATTTTTGCGACTAATTCCCGCATTGCTTTTTCGACAATGCCCAACTCCATCTTCAACGACTGCACGTTCATACCGGCAAGCTGTTGCTCGTACTTCAATGCTTCGTCGATTTCTTTTGCCTTGGCTTCGGTATCCAGCTTCACTTCTTCGGCGTACGCCGTTTGGTACACCTTACGCTCTTCAGGGGTCAGCGCCCGGTACTTGGTGCTTGGCAACTGAGACAGGACATTCCATGCGCGTGTGCGGGCCGCAGAGATTTCGTCTGCTTTGCGGCGGGTTGCGTAACTGCGGTCACGGGTATCCCGCAGAGTTGACTGTGCGCGGCTGTTTTGTTCCGCCACTATGCGGGCAGCGCGGGCAGCGACCAATTCTGCTTGCGCAGCTTTTAATTCCGCCGTAGTGGGCTCAGTGTCTCTTACTTCTTGCAACGTCTTCTGGGCTTCAAGTACAGCGCGAATGGACTGGATGTGCTCAATGGCAGCGCTGGCCGCACTGGCAGTGTCTTGGAGGCTGTTCAGCTTGTCCAGCACTGACTGGTTTGCTTTGTTAAGCCTCTCCAGTTCAAGCACTTGCTTGTTGAGCATGTCCAAACGAACGCGGTCTTCCAGTGAGGTAATCCGTTTGCCAATGTCTCTAACGCGCCCCTGCGCTTCTTTAATTTTGGTAGCAAATGCCGTGGCAATTTCTTCGTGGATGGCAATACTGCGCACCAATCCGGCATGTTCTTCAGAACGCGAAGCCTCGGTCAAGTTCAACAGGGACACGAACATCGGGTCAGCCATCAGCTTCCCATACTCTTTTGCCCCCCACTGCATGGCAGTTTCGTTCTGCGCCAGCGTATTGCGTGCGCCTTCGGCTTTTTGTTTGATTGCCGACAGCTTGTTGAACTCCGCTTCTATTTCCGATATTTTGCGGAACACCTTTGTTGCTTGCGGCAGTTGTTCGGTCAGCTTGTTGCTTTCCTTTTCGTTCTCGCGCATTGCTGCTACGGTCTTGCTGTCCAAGAACTTTTGAAAGTTTGCCGCTGTGGCCCGCACAATAGGTTGAATCTTGGCTTGTTCTTCGGGGAACAGCGCCAGTTGCCCTTCGTCTTCTTTGACCAAACTCTCTTTGAGCCGGAGTTGGGATTCCAGCGTTTCGGTAATAGCCAGCGGTTTTGCTTTGCTGCTTGGCCCGCGCAGTGTGGTCTCGGTAGTAGCGTCGCCACGTTTTTGAACTGCAACCTGCCCTTGCGGCAGCACGGAGCGCATGGCCTCTTCGTCGGGTTGCACAATAAGGCGGGCGTTGTACGCAGCCTTTGACGGAGACTCTCCGTCGGCAATTCCTTGTTGGTAGCGTTTTGCGCGGGTTTTTGCCAAGGCTTTGGCGGCTTCGCCCGATTTGAGGTTTTGTAGGTCGGCTTGGCTTTCAGCCGCCGTTGGTGTTGTCACCAACCCACGGCGAGTCTCAACCGGGAACCCTTGATACAGCGCAGGCTTGCCAAACCCTTCAGGCGTAATGCCCTCTTCGCCTGCCTCAATTTTGCGGAGCTGCTCGTCCAGCAGTGTGAAAAACGACCCGTCGTCAGAACGGTTCTTTACTTCTTTTGCATTTGGGACTGTTCTGTTCCAATAGCGGAAAGGCGTTTTGCGCGGTTCTTTTTCATCCTTTTCTTGCCCCGCCATGTTTACGTTGTCGGTCTCAAGCGCGGTGTCGTTCTCGCCAATAAGCGGCTCAACCCGGCGCAGGAACGTCGCAGCTTCGGGGGTTAGGTCTTCACGCTTACCCAAATCGTAAATGCGTTGGCGCAGCGCCTCTGCTGTTATTGGCTCTGCTGTGCCTTCTTGCCGAGCATATAAGTTGAACGGCGCTTTGCCGCCGCGCTGGATAATCCCGCGCTCTTCGGATGGGCCAGTAGCGGTTACGGGTTCACCGGTAAGGGTTTGTTTCATCTGCCCAATAGCTGCCGATGCGCGTTGGGGGGCCAATTCTGGTTGGTCATTGGGGCCAAACAAACCAAGCTGTGCGTTTATCTCAGGCGCGGCGCTGCCCGGTTTACGCATACCCAACAAAGCCAGTTTCTCAGCGTATGTCTGCGGTGTTTCCCGGTTATCTTGCCCTAGTGCGTTCAGTGCGCGTACATCTGCTTCTTGTTCTTCTGCGCCCAGATTTACGGCAGGAGCAAGATTGCGCACCGCTAACTGTCGGTTGCCTGTAACGGTCGATTTAAACGGTTGCATTTCCATCGACTGCTGCGTAGTCGGAACTGCTTGGCTTTGCAAGTCAAGGATTGATTGCGACAACTTGGCCGCTGCGTCAAAGTCCCCTTTTTCTTTAGCCACACCAAGTTTCTGATGCAGTTTTGCAAGCTGGTCTTCAACCGGCTTGGGCATTTCTTTAACGGCTGTACGCGCTGTTTCCAACGCGGTCTGTGCTTGTTTGTAGCGGGGCGCAAGCTCTAGTATTTGCTGCGGTGTAGCGTCTTGCAGTTGTACCTGATACTGGTCTACCAAACGCTCAAGGGAGCGCACTTGTTGCCGGAAGTCGGGCTGTTCTTCGGGCGTTTCTTTTGGCTTGATTACATCGGGTTGCATCGCGGCTGCTGTGCCGTACATACCGCTTTCTTTTTCATCTGCCAGTTGTTCAGGTTTAAAGCTCCGTTCAAAACCAAATTCCATTTCCGGAAACAGCGGTTGTTCTTTGAGCTGCGTAATGTCCGTAATGGGCGCGGGCGGTGCAGCAGGCAAGTTTGCTTTTGATGCATTCCAATCTGCGATGGCTGTCTTGGCTTCGTCGGAAGCCAATAGCGCTTTACGGTCAGCGCGGGCTTTACGTTTGATTTCTTGGCCTGCCAAGTCGTTTTTGTCCAGCGTGGCATCGGCCACTTTGTCCAGCTCGGCCTTTTGCGCCAACAGCGCGTTGTACCGGTTCTGCGCGTCAACGGCAAACTCCGGGGTCTGGCGGAAAGCTTCCTTCTCGGCTGCGGCCTGCGTTCTAGCCTGCGCATCGGCTGCGGCTTGGGTGCGTTGTGCTTCACGTTGCTGGGCATCAAATCGACCTTGCTCTTGCCCGCGTTCCACGCGGCGACCAATAGGGGCTAGGACACCACCTAGCACCGCACCGCCTACAAAGTTGTCAAAGTACTCTTGCCGCGCTGCGGGGTCGGTGATGCTCAACCCCGCTTGCATACGCTCAAACACTTGCTGGCCTGCTTCGGTCAAGCCTTCAATACCCATCGTCTTGCCGGTGGTCAGTGCGTAATCAGTAACGGTTTTCTTGAGTCCTTGCTCCGCTAAGTTCTTGGCCTCTTTCTCCGACAGGTCAATGCCTGCCCGTTTGAACAGATTCCCAACGCCGGGAATCATGCCCATGCTGATGGTGTCAAAAGCCGCTTGGGGCAGAGCTGCTAAAGCAGCATTAACGACATCGGTTTCGCCCAGCTTCTTGCCCTCTTGAACTTGGCGGGAGATATTGGAGCCGGTGAACTGAGCAGCGGATGTTGTTCCTCTAGCAACGGTGGATGCTATGTTGGCTGCGCGGGCTGCTGCGGCGATTTCTGCGGCTGTGGCTCCAATAGCGGCTTCGGGGGCTAAAAATGCCGCAGCCGCACCAGCAGCGGCTGGGGCAACCATGTAGGGCAACGATTGCCCTGCCAGTTCCGCTACCTTGGTGAATGGCGCTTCTGTCCAACCTTTTTCAGTTGGCTTGAACGTATCCGCTTGGTATTTCTTCTGTTCCGCAATGTACTTTTCGGCTTCAGGCAAAGCCATCAGGCCCGTACGGCCAAGCAAGCCTGCGGTGTCTGCTTTGATTGCTGAGTAGCTGGACTTGAGCGCGGGGATAAACCCCGACTCAGGTTTTTTCTCTGGTGCTTTTTGTCCCAAGCCAAAGGCTTCGGGGTATAGTTTTTCTGCTACCCCAAGTGCCGACGCGGGGTCTTCGCCCTCTTTTAGCGGAAACAAATTACCGTCAGGGAGTCTCACGTATTGGGGCATATATCACTCGACAGAAATTGCGGCAGCGACCCCGCGTTACGCTAAAACCATTATGCCTTATCGCGGCAAAACTCCGGTTGTAAGCGGTGTTTTGGTTGTAACCACAGACGCACCTTGCGGAGCCATTGCTGCCATAACACCACGAACTTGTTTTGCAAAGTCTGTAGGAGACAGCGGGTCTACGTTATTTTTACGCGCACTGTCAACGTGTTCAACGTACATTTTGGCGTACGCCTGCCCAGTCTTGTCTGACTGGATTTCTGCCATTTTTCTAAGACCTTTTTCGTAGTCTCCGCCGCCCAACAAGTTTGTAATGGCCCGAACTTCCGGCGGCATTGCATTTGCCCTTGCGGTTGCGCCTCGTTCTTGCATTGCTGCGCGGGCGTTTGCACCTTCTTCGGATATTATTTGCAGGCGTTCACGGGCAGCGCGGTCGGCAGCGCCCTCTTGTTGCTTGACGGTCATATCCAACATCGAACGTGCATCAGCGCGGTCTTCACCGTAGATTTTGGTTCTGAAGTTAATCAAAGACTCAATCCCGGAAGCACGGGTTGTATTGATGTCTTTGGTAAGAGCGCGGCGCTCTTTGTCGTTCATCGTGTCTTCGGTGCGACGGTACTGCTCAATCATGTCGCGGGCAGCATCAAACTTTTCTTTGGCACTATCGTATTCACGCAGCCCTGCTTGATACTGCTTAGTACCCACTTGAGCGCCCTCGGCAATACCCGCCAATCCTTTTCCGGTGGACTGCATCATTGACAGCCCAGCGTTGATGAGGGACATGTTGGTGTTGGTATCCAGCCGGTCTTTGGAGATGGCTTCCCGCGCAGCAATGCGTGTTTCTTGTCCTTCCATAGCGGGGCCGCGTTTGGCAACGTCTGCGTTAAACCCAGACAGCGCTTCTTCTGCGCCTTTCAGACGTTCTCTGTTCATCGCTTCCACATCCGACTCGCCCGGACGTTTGGCTCCAGCAGCCATAAACCGGTCAATTGTCAGGTCTTGCGCGGGGCGTTCAGCGGCGGATGGCGGTATTTCTTTTCGGGGCGCAATTGTTTCTTGGCGCAACTGGTCAATACCAGTTTTCTTTTCGGGAATTGCTTCTGGTGGAACGTCTGGGCCGCCCTGTTTACCGCGCCCCGCGCCTGCTCCAGTGTCTGGAAGTTTGGTTGGGCCGGAGTCTTTTAGCTTAACGCCGGAGACATTCATCTCTTTGAGAAGCGTTTCCGCATCTTTCTTGTTGTACGGCTTGCCGTTATAGCCTTCGCCGTGGATAGCCGCCATGATTTCGTCTTCACGCGTATTCTGATTCTCGTTTGCAGGAGTCAACAGCGCAGCCAACCCCATGCCCAAACGGGGGGCTCCTTCAGAAATAAAACTGCCAACGCGGTTTAAACCTTGGCGTGTTGCTTGGCCCAACCGGTATCCCAAACCCGGTTCTTCGGCTGCTGCCGCAGCTTGGGCGGGTGCTGCACTTACGGGCATTCTTTGGGGGCCTGCATTGGCGGCACTTCTAGCGGTTTCGTACTGTTGTTGAATGGCAGCACGTTCTTGGGGAAGTGCATTAGCAAAGTCGCTTGGGGTTTTGCCAAGCGATTTAAGAAAGTCACCAAAAATTTTAGGGTCTACCGGCCCCCCAACACCAAACCCAACGATGCCGCCGTCTGCCATACGCCTCATGTTCTGCGCTGGCAACTGGGCGATGCCGGTGTCCTCGGGCATGGGCTGGGCTTGGCCTTGTGGCTGGGGGGTAGCCTGCGGCATGGGCGCGGCTTGGGGGGCTGGGGGCTGTGGAGACATCTGCGCCACCACTTGCTGGTTCACTGGGGGAGGGGCCGCGCCCATCCGCTGCGCCGACATGGCGGCAGCTTGCTTGGAAATTTGATTGTCTACGAACTTGGCAGCAGACAGCATCATGGGGTCGTCCATGTGCATCTGGGCAAACTGCTTGCGCTGGGGTGGCGTCATCTCCACGAGGTGAGCGATGACCGCGTTGATGTTCATAGGGGCAGTGATGCCCGAAGAGCTGGTCGAGGCGGAGGGGGTGGTTCCAATCATGACTGTTCCTTATGCCATGCTGTTGAGCAAAAGCGCTGGCAGACCGGCGGGTTTCTTAGACTTGATTGCGCCGCCCTTGGCGCTGCCTGCTGGTTTGTTATATTGGTTATACGCACCGAAAAGACCGGCTGCTGCCGTGCCTAGACCCGCCACTTGGTTGAGCAAGGAAGGTGGTTGTTGGTACATGGATGAGCCCAACGTAGTCGTTGGCGTGCCACGGACAATGTCCGACATGAAGTTGAGCTGTTTGTACGGGTAGTTCTCTTGGTTCAGAAAGTCCTGATACTGCTGGTTCATCACGTTCTGCGTCTGCTGTTGCTGCTGACCGCCAAACGCGTTCTGAATACCCAAGGCATTGGCCTGTTGACCGTAGATGTTCTGACCCACAGCACCAAGATTGCTCATGCCTTGCATACCGGCCTGTAGCCCTTGCAGGCCCAGACCCGCACCAAACTGCCGCGACTGCTCATTGAGTTGGTTGGCTGCTTGCCCGTACTGAGCGCCTAGACTTGCGGCTTGCAGATTCTGCCCTGCGTTGAACTGACCGGCTTGGTTTTGTGCAGCTTGATTAGCCAGTGCAGTTTGTTGGGCAGCGTTTAGATTTTGTGTTCCAGTAGTAAGCCCTGCTTGCTGGTTAGCCTGTTGTGCTGCCAAGCGGGCTTGTTGCTCTGCGTTGAACTGCTGCTGAGCCTGCGAATACGCGGCTTGGGAACCCTGCGCTTGGATGTCTCCCATCTGCTGATTGAGATTGCGTTCACG